TAATACCCATTCTTTTGAAATAGTGGTTTCCAATCCCATGATGTTTTAGCAATATGTATTAAAAAATCATCTGGATCTACATCAAAAAAACTATATTTTTCTTTTAATTTTTTTATTTCCTCTCCAAATTCATTATTTAAGCAAGACATTGGTGTATGTATATGTAAGTCACTTTTTCTCCATATTGAACCGCAGTTTATTTCCTTCACTTTCAAACACCCCTTTTTATAAATTAAACATACATTTAAAGCCAGTAAAAATTACTGACTATAATCTATATTTAATATTTTACTCTTACTTTTCCAGTTAATAAATCTTCCATTAATCCTGCTTTTAATTTTTTTAGCTTTTCAAGGTATAATTCTTCTTTTTCAATCAACCTATTTTGTTTTAAAACAAGTTCCAATATTGCTTGCTGCTCTGCTTCTTTTTTAGGGAACATAATTTTTATATTTTTATAACTTTCTTGATTAATATTTACATTTGCACTTTTAGTAGCATAATTTAAAACTTTTCTTCTAGTAGAATGATGTTTAAGTAGAAATAGTAAATAATTAGGTAAAATTAATTTTTTGTTAAAAAGCCTATATCTAATCATAAAACCACAATAAACAATATCTTCCTTTGTCAATTCTTCAAATAAAACAGGATATCCAACTCCTTCAAGTTTTACAGATGATCGAACAAGAACAATATCACCATCTTTTAATTTGTAAGTCTTGATTTCATTTTTTGAAGCATTAATAAGCCCTAAATTATCTATTTTTACACAATCTGTCTCATAAGCATCACTAATATTTACAAATTTAATACCAAAGCCAAAATCATCTTTTCCTTTGTTCAAACCATTTTTAAAATCTCCAACATCCCCTAAACTTTTAACTTCCCAATCAATTGGCTTCCTTATTCCATCTACAATATCAAATTCAGTTTCAACATACTTCTTACCATCTTTAATTCTAATTCTTCCAGTTAAAAGGTCAGACATAAGTCCTAGTTTTATTTTTTTATACTTTTCTATAATTTTTTCTGTTGATTCAATATTTTTTTCAATACTTTGTAATATATAAGCTATTTTTTTTTGCTCGTTTGTTGATTTTGGATAAAAGACTTTTAATGGAAAAAGATTTTTTTGACTTATACCTAAAGCTGTTGTTCCTGTCGATTTTTTTCTCAATTCAGCTTGAAAATATTCTGATTTAAGAAAATAAGTATAAAATTTTTCTACTAATTGGTTTTTAGTTCTAATTGCAACAACTCTTTGACTTAAGATGTATTTCTTGTTATCAGGAACTTGAGTAATATTTCCTAAAGGTGCCTCCATAGTCATTAAAATATCCTCTTTTTTTAAATCTCCTTTATTCATCCAAATATTATACAATTCTTCCGAAGCATAATAAGCCTCTTTTTCTTTATTTATTCTACCCATTTCAACATTATTTGCTGATAAAGCTAATATATTTCCATTTCCCCAATCCATACCTAATTTTAAAGGTGTTTTTCCTCTGTAGTCAAAAAACTTTAATATAACTTTTTCAAATAAATTTATTTCCCAATCATCAGGTAATTTCAAATTTTCAATCATAATTTATACCTCACTTCCATCAAGATATAATTCATTTAAAAAGCCGTCTAATTCTTTTTTTTCCTCATTTCTTTTACTCAATAAAGTATTTAATGATAAATTATAATTTTCCCAGACCTGTTCTAACAAGTCAATCATTTTTTGTTTTTCATCGTCTAATGAATTAATTAATGTTCCATTTATCACTTTATAAATTCTTTTTAATACTACTTCTCTAACTTCTTTTTCTTCTATTTTCTCCATCGCTTTTTTAATTAGAATATTAAAATAATTGTAATCTCCCTCATTTGTCTTTATTCCACCATTTTTCTTTTCTTCCAAAGACCTTTCTAATATCCCTTCTTTTCCGTCTTTTATATAATTATATATCTTCTCAAAATTAGCCTTTTTAATTTCTTTTATTTCCTTTTTTTCAATTTTTTCAAAAATATCAGGATATCTAATATCAAATATTTCTCCCATAGTTAATAGATTTGGTAAAAATCCTGTCGCATTAATAGCTTTCATATCTTCCGTTATCTCGTTTAAAAATGTAACAAAAACACCTTCTAGTTTATTTCTATCAAGAATATTAAAATCTATCTGCTTCTCTACAAAACTATCCATCATTTTATGTTTAGCTTCTATTATTGAATTGCCTTGTAAGTTTTCAAGATAACTTTTATTTTCATTCCACCATTTTTCAAGTTCATTTTGAATTACTTCTCTTTTTTTTAGTAATGATTTAAAGCTATCTATGTTTTTCTTAATTTCTTCCTTTTCATTTATATTAAATTCAAAATACTTTTCATCTTTTTCTGTAAACAATGAATAAATATCAAAATTCTGATTATTACAAAATTCTTTCTTTTCTTCTATTTCTTCTTTTGGGATTCCACCTATAATATGAGCTTTTACATCATTTTTTTCAGGTTCAGGTGTATTATCAACATATCTTCTTATATTAAAATTATACCCTTCTTCTTCAATCTCTTTGATACTTACCAATTTAGAGTATTTTTCTATTTCTTCCATATTTTCATAAGTTCTAACTATTTTTTGTATATCTTGAGGTCTTAATATATTTTGATTTTTTCCTTCTTTATACTCTCTATCAGCATTAATAAATAAAACTTTATCCCTGCTTTCTGCTTCAACTTTATTTATTACTATAATACAAGCAGGGATTCCTGTTCCATAAAAAAGTCCAGCAGGTAAACCAATTACTGCTTCTATCAAACATTTTTTATCTTGAGTGACAAGGTTTTTTCTTATATCTTCTTCTTTTCCTCCTCTAAATAGAACTCCATGAGGCATAACTGTTGCCATTTTTCCACTATCTTTTAATACTGCCACCATATGCTGCAAAAACATTAAATCTGCTTTTTTCCCAGTTTCAGGAGCAAAACCATATCTAAATCTGTCTGCAAATTTAAGGTCTTTTTTCGTATAATTTTGGGAGAATGGCGGATTAGCTATTACTCTATCAAATTTCTGTAAATCTCCACCTTTTGTATGCTTAGGCTCTTTTATTGTATCCTCATTTTCTATGCTAAAATTTTTAATATCGTGGAATAAAAGGTTCATTTTACAAACTCTCCAAGTTACTCCATTATCTTCTTGTCCGTAAAAGTGCATATTTGTTGTATCCCCATTATGGTCTGCGACATATTCTTTACTTTGAATAAGCATACCACCAGAACCAACTGTTGGATCATAGACTTCCATTCCTTCTGTTAGTTTTAATAAACTTACCATTAATTTTACAACTTCTCTCGGTGTATAAAATTCTCCACCTTTTTTTCCAGCTTCATCTGCAAAGTATTTTATTAGATATTCATACGCCGAACCTAAGATATCAGGTGATTCTAAATCTGCTCTTCCTAGTGGTATTTCATCAAATACAGAAATAAAAGCTGACAACTTACTATCAGGTAATGAGTTTTTACCAATCTTTTTAGTAAAATCTATTCCACTTAACACATCTTGCAACTGTTTATTATTTGCTTCCTCAAGCGAACTTAATGCAATATTAAGTTCATCACCTACTTTTTTCTTTATATGCAGAATCCCTTTATTTTGTCCATTTTCTTTATAACTCCATCTTGCTTCTTTCGGCACAAAGAATGAACTACCGTAAGTTGCTCTATCTTCAAGCAACTCTTCAATCATATTAGTATCTACTCCATCTTTTTCAAAATCTTTTCTCAATTCTCTTTTTCTATCTTCAAATTCATCTGATGCCTTTTTTAAGAATAACATACCAAAAATGTATTCTTTAAATTCATTAGCATCCATTTTCCCTCTTAATACATCACAAGCTTTTAATAACTTTGTTTCTAGTTTTGAAAGCGATAATTTTTGTCTCATTTTCTACTTCCTTTCTTTATTAGATTTCAATAGATTATAACATTTTTCTTAATTTTTTTCAGTATATTTTAACTTAGTCTGACACGATGTCAGCCGGAAATTTGCTTTTAGGGGGCGGTTTTATGCTTTTTTCAATAAGTCAGATTATACTTTATTAGTGCCACAAACAGGTTGATTTCTGTTCACATAACTATTTTATATCCGAAACTAAGTTCTTATTATATTCGCATATTATTCTCTATTTTCATTATATCCGAACTACCTCTAATTAATCAAATTATAATTATTATAAATAGAAAATCCTACAGTGCTTTTAAAAGTATACCATATTTTTAATTGCAAAGTGTTAACAAAGTATTAACTTTTTGAGGTTTTTTGAATATATATTTCTTTTCATTAAAACGACACCAATTCAGCTAAATCGTCAAGTTGCTCCTGCTCTATTCCAATATACCGCAAAGTCATTGCCTGGCTACTGTGATTGAATCTCTTCATCAATAGAGGCAAATTACCCTTTGACTGCATATAAGCAAAATATCCAAATGTTTTTCTTAAGCTATGACTAGAAAAATATTCTAGTTTCAACTTTTCTTTGATATACTCAAGATCTCGATTTGCCTGTCTGGTTGTAATATGTTGATTCTCCCCTTTTCGACTTTGTAAAAGATAGTCCGATAACTTCAATTCATTTCTATAGATGTATTCCTGTATAAATTTTTTAAGTTCATCATTAATTTTAATTCTGTTATACTTATCAGTTTTCTTTTCTTTAATATACACATGATCATTTTCAAAGTCAGATACTTTTAATTTTACAATATCTGAAATTCTCAATCCGAGATTAAGTTGTAATTTAATCATACACAACAATCTTTGATTTTTAATTTCGGCAATCAAAAATATTTTTTCAATAGTTTTTCTATTTTTGATAGGTTTACATGTGAAATTTTTAGATATTTTTTTCAAATTATCACCCCTCTTGAACGACTTACATTTACTATATTTTAACATATTAAGACATTAAAAGTCAACTCCTAAAACAGTAAAATCTATATTTTTCAATCTGAAACTCTGCACGGATGAATCCGGCGGCATCCTTGCTCAGCTTTTTTGTGAGTAGTTGACACATCTTAATTCACACTCCTTTTATTTTCTTAATACAATTATACCATAAACATAAAATTAAGTCAACCCTAAAAATTAAAAAGAGTAAATTTCTCTACTCTGTCCAAACATATTCTGGTTTCAATGGTTCTGCGTATTCGTTTGTAAACTTCCTTTCTCCATTAAGCATAAATTCCACAAACATTGGTAAAGATTCTGCCCAAGCACAATATCTCCACCAGTCTTCTAATTTATGATTCATTCTTTGATAGTATTGTCCTTGAAGTTGTAGATAATTGTTTGTTACTCGCATAGTCATCTCTAATCCCATTGGTGTATTGGAAATTATCTTCATAAATATTTGTTTTTTAGTTAGATCAGTGGTTTTATTATCTTCGTAGTTATTATAAATACTAATCCACTTGTTGAGGTTTTCTATAATTATGTTATCTACGTATTTATTACAACAATCTTTGATCGGCATCTTTGTGATTTTGTGCATCTTACTTTGGCTAGAAATAATGTCTGAAAAGTGGTAACGTTGAAATTGTAAACTCCAATATTGTGGATAGGTTATATCGCATTGAACCACAATCCCTTTCGAGGCACATGAATGTCCTGATCCAGATTTTGCATTAAATAATTTCTCTGCTCTATTGAAATGTTTTTTACAATCTTCTGGCAATGGAGTATCGTCTATTATACTTCCAAAATATTCATCTTCCAATATGTTTGATAGGTTGTTAAATTCATCTTCATCTGGTGTATTTACCATCATGGGGTATCCACTTGCAATTATACTTTCTTCTAATCCATAAACTCTTGTATTTTTAACTTTTAACATTTTATCACTCCTCCATCTCTTCTAATTTCTTAATGTCGTAACTATATTCATAGGAATCAAAAGTTTTTTTAAAATCTCCATGATGATATGTATTATTTGCTACGAGTTTCCCATTTTCATTGATCCATGTATAAATATAACGATGTCTAGCATGTCCGCTTAATTCATATGATTCATAAATACAATTTGGCTCTATTTTCATGTCATATCCTCCTTTTTCTCCCAATTATTTCTATATTTTCTTATTCTTTCAACTTCTAAAAAGCTATCCCAAAAATATAGCATTTTTATATCTCTCCTTTCTTTATAAAATAGTTCTTTTATTTAAAATCTACCACCATAAAGCAGGCAGTATTAATCCCAACAAACTAAAAGCTTCTTGCATCTTTTTTTTATCATATACATAATCAATATTATCTCTTTCTTTTATATGACTTTCAAATATTTCTAAAATCATTTCTATTATTTGTCGTTCTGTATATTCTTTATTATCTTCTCCATACGTAACCTTATGGTAATCTAGATCTACTAAATTAGAAGCTACTTTTAAATATTGTTTTAATCTAGGATATATTAGACATATTAACGTCCAATCTAAGTTCCATGTGTCTCTATCATCAAAGCCTAATTCTTCTCTTTGTTTTTTCCATTCTTTATTATTTCTTTTGTCTTCAGTGCATAAATTCCATGACAACTCGTTACTTGGTACTCCTAATTCTTCTAAATATTTACTTCTCATCATTTCCTCCTTTAATTGTAAAAATATTTTATAAGATATTGCATTATTTCATCAAGTGCTTTTTCGTCGTCTATATGTTGCTTTGATCTGTCAACTAAAAATAATATTAGATGGATGTTTGTATAGAGTATGTAAATATTTACAATCTTTACAAGATGGCATTGGTCTCTCTCCTTTCTATAAAATCACTGTTTTATTGCCTTACATACTCTAGTATAACACATATATTATATTTTGTCAATATTAAAATTAAAAAAGGAGTAGAATATTTTCTACTCCACAAATTTATTTATTATAAATCAGCAAAAACTTTACTAGCTTCGCTTCGATAATCAACGTCTAAATCTACATATCCTACTAATGGGCTATCTTTAGTTTTATTTATTAAAAATAAAAGTCCATTATTTTTTTGATATTTTTTTTCAGTTTGTGCATAGTCCCCAGCAAATACTACAGTTCCAGACTCACCCTTTTCATTTTGCCCTATTCTACTACCTATAAGTTTTAATGTTTTAATTGTTAAATCTTCTGCCTCATCAACATATATTGCAACATCCCCATTAAAGCTTCTACCCTTCAAGTAATAAGGTATAACCATTTCTAATTCTTCTTTTTTTTGCATTGCCTCTATACTATAAGCATCAAATCCTAAATTATCCATTATCGGCATAAAGAAAGGCTCACTTTTTTCACTATATCCACCTTTTAAATAACCAAGTTGCTCTGAATCGGTATCTCCTTCCGCTTGTCTACATAAAACTAACTTATTGTATTTGTTATCTCTAAAATCTTTAAATAATTGTTGACAAGATAGAAACGTATTATGTGTAACTATAAAATTATCAGTAATGTATAGATGATCTTCATTTTCTACGCTTATACATTGCATTTCAGTCTGACCTATCTTTTCAATCTTTTTAACTTTCATGTCTTCCTCAAAAGAATTTATATATATAACATAGTCTTCATTTAATTTTTTAATTTTACATCTTCTTCCCAGACTATTTAACAACCATACTATGTCATCCTTGAATTTTTCAGATTTTGTTTTATATTCTAATATTAGAGATTCGCCTAATTTAGATTCTGAATCTAACAACCCAGATAATAAATCTTTTCTATTTTGAACTGAATCTAGTAAATATTCTTTCGGTATGAATTTTTCATTTAAAAGTCCCAGTTTCATTAGTTCTTGTTTTATAAAATGTGTATCATAAAGTTTTAAATCTAATTCAAATAAATTTGAGTTAATATCTACTAACTTAGAACTTATTTCATCAATAACAAAATTATCTCCTAAAATTATACCTAACAAATATGGAGGAATATTGTGTTTATTTTCATTAAATATTATTGGTTTACAATTTGGTATAAATACATCTTTTTTATCCATTATATTTTTCAAACTATCTACTTTATAACTTTGATTTCTATAAGTTCTATATTTCCATAAATGATCATCACAACATTCAGTATAAGAATCGTCTGTAAAATAAATTCTATAATTATCTTTTATACCTTGTGGAAATATCCCAGTTATCTTTGTAGGAACTCCATTTTGACCGATTACTAAATCTCCTATACTTAAACTACCCATCTCAACAAAACCCGTTGGAGTTAATATTTTAGAATATAGTGGCTGACTTTTGCCAGAACCAAACTTACCTGTAATAATTTTTATAGGTATTTCTCTATTACACAATAAGTCTAAAGCACACGCCTGAAAATCATCTTTTGGTTCTACTGCAAATTCTTTGTATTTCAACCTATTAAATTTTCCTTTACCCCATCTTTTGATTTCCCCCTTTCTTTTACCATTGTCCATTAAAATTAAATATTCATTTTCCACTAATCCAAATATATTTTCGTTTGGATTTTCATAATGTTGACTTAATATTTTAGGAGGTACTTTTTCTAAATCGATAAATTTAATTCCTCTAAATTCATCATATAAAAACCTATCATCATCTTCAAGAAACATGGTTTTAAAGCCTAAACCACTTGCTTTTATTGATATTAAAAAATCATTACTTATTAAAGTTGTTTCTCCATATACTTTATTGCAGTAACTTAAAGAAGAAATTATCCTATCATCATTATTTTCATATAATATATTTAAGTCTTCATCTAAATGTGGATCATATTTTATTCTGTTACCATTTTCTAATTGTATAAATTCATTGTAATTACCATATTTCTTAATCTCAAACAATGTTCTTATAACTCTTCTACTAAGATACCCTACTTCTCCATCTCTAGACTTTTGATTATCTAGTTCCGATAATACCGTTTCACACAAAAATATATTTGAATCTTTATAAGTATTTAATATTTTGTCAAAGAATCTTAAACAAATATTTGTATCCAATAAGTAGTTACTCATAACTTTATCATCTACCTTTCTTTAAAATATAAGATCTTTACTTATTTCATCAGTTACCCCATAATTTAACATATCATTACTATCCATATACCACTCTCTTCTATAATTGTCGTCATACATTTTAGAAGTTATATTTGTTTTTTCTAAAAACAATTTTTTTATATGTTTTTCATAACCTTTAGAAAATTCAATATTATCAAATACACTATCAGTTTTACCCCCTATACCCATGCTTCCATTATGTAATAAAAAACTACTTGAAGGATAACAGAATCGTTTATGTCCAGATATAAAAATTAAACCTCCAGAAGAATAAGCCCTACTTTGACAGATAGTCCATACTGGTGTTTTGGACATTCTGATTATATCAGAAATGTGCATACCCTCGTATAAACCTCCCCCATCTGAATTTACAAATAACTTAATTGGAACTCTATTTTCGATTGGTAAACCTACATCTTCTTTGTTATAAGAATTAATGTGATAAGTAATTACATCTAAAGTAATATCATCAATATCTGAGTTAATAAATAACCTTCTGTTTAAATAATCCTTCCAATCATTAATATAATCAACCGTTACTAATGGTTTACCATCATTAAGTTCTAACACTTCTTTAGGTATTTCAAATATTAAATCCATATTATTTCTCCTTTCGGCTTTATAACCATATACGTTCACTGTGAAAGCTGGCTTCAAACGACTTAGCAATACATTTATATTTTATAGTTGCTAACTTTTGGTTTAGATATTCATTTATACCAATAGTTATTAATTCTATAGTATCCTTATAAAACTCTTTATTAATATTGTGTTGACTAAAAATATTCATAACTTCTGAAAAATTTTTAGGATAATATACTTTAAACTTTATATCTTTCATTGTGCCCCCCCACTTAAAATTATGGAATTTTCTATAGTTAATAATCCTTTTTCTTTATTCCATAGAAATGATGGTGCTTTCTTAATTGCTCCAACATATCCAGAGTTTTTATGCCATGAATCACTTCCAGTTATCGAACTTATATTTCTAATAATAATTCCATTTTCTTCCTTAGTTTGTTCAGAATGAAGATGTCCTAAATGCCATTCTTTAAATATAGTTTCTCCCCAATCTCTGCACGCCTCAATTTGCATCAAACCACCAATTTTTCCTTTTTCTTCACTTCCATGTGAAAAACCTATTAAACAATTCCCCCATCTGTAATATTTCCTAGTTGCAGGAGATATATCTATATTAACATCATTACAATTTCTAAACCAAGCTGACAGATACATATTAGCGTAATAACTAATTTCAAAGTCATGATTTCCCGGCACATATAAAATATCAATAGGAGCTAGTTTTAACATCATATCTATACCTCTTACCATAATTTCACAACCCTTATTGAACATTTTTTGCCACCTTAAATCATTATCCTGTTTAGTTCCTTTAGTTGTGTTTCCAGTTATGCCATCACTATTAAAAAAATCACTCCCAAAAATAAACAATATCTTATCTATTTTTTTATTTTTAGATCTTTCTATGTGATCATTTATAACTTCAAAAAACCTTGATTCTGCAATCTTATGATCATAGTCTTCACCAACTTCTTCACCCCAACCTAATTTTCCAAGATGTAAATCTTGAATATTTATTTCGAGAAGATTTCCAGAATTATATTCTTTATATTCATATTTAGCTTGAATTGGAACATATCCTTTTGTATCATTTATAAACTTTTCCAACAATTCTTGATAATTAATTATATCTTGTCTTTTTTTAAACTCTGCCTTAACTGCATAATTAGTTGCAGTTACTCCAACAGTTGGTGCAGTCACATCCCAACTACTAACTGTAAATTTAGAGCATTCCCAAATTTTAGAGTTTACCTGAAACATCTCTTGAACATCTTCTAAACTTTGTGGTTCTCTCGTAAATATTCTTTCAGCTTTAATGTAATTTTCTGTTTGTTCTTTCTTTTCAGGGTATTTTTTAGAATTTATTTCTGGTATATTTTCTAATTTAAAATTAAGATAGTTTTCTATTCCTTTAAGCTGTTTTCGGGCTTCGTCCTTTGATAATCCTATATAAAGTTTTCTATTAAATAGTATTTCGTAGGATTCCTTAGATTCTTTTCTATTTTGTATTTCGGAATAAAATTCCTTATCAAATTTATCCATCAAACACCCTCCATTTCCGAAACATTAATTCTATCTAAGGTTTTTAAAAAACTAACCACTTTTTCTTCTAAATCGTCTTTAGTTCCATTATTATCTATTAAAAGATTCCAATTTGACACATTATCTAAAGCTGTTTCACTTTTATGATTTTGTTGATATTCGTCTAAATTAGTAAAATCTCTACTTACTCTGATAGAAAAACAATCGTTTCCATACTTGTCTTTTAATAATTTTAATTCATTTGGAAATCTACAGTCAGAAATCACAAATACATCAAAAAAACTCCTTAATATCTCAATATCTTCTAAAACCCTACAAGCATGGAAATCTGGTATATTAAGTTTATCTCTAATAATTTCAGTACCAACTTTTTGTAGAAAATCACGAGGTTTAGTTTCATCAGATCCGTCCCAGTCAAAATAATCAATAGCATATTGTTTTATTGTTTTAGCAAACATTAACTCAATACAATTCTTCTTATAAAATTTTTTAATTATTCTTGCTATTTCCCCCTTCCCCGATCTAGCTTTTCCGCTTATTAAAAAAACTTTCATAAAAATCCCCCTTCCTAATGATATAATCATAAAGATCTTTCCAATTACTTATTCTAACCCCCTTCCAATTTTTATTCCAATTCATTGGCATAAATGGTTGGAATAAAATTTTATATCTTGCATTAGAACTTTCAAGGTTTTTCATATGGTCATCTATAAATATAGAATTATCCATATTTATTATTTGTTTTCCGGGCGACGCTTGTAATTCAGAATTTTTTGAAATAGTTATAACATCAATATTTGGGAGATATTTTTCTAATAATTTTAATTTATTTTTATTATTATAATTAAACCCTACCGTACAAACAAAAACTTTATGCTTCTTATCTAATTTTTCTATATATTCTACACTATCTTTTATTAATTTTGTACTATAAAGTTCCTTATGATTAAATAAATCCTCAATTTCTTTTTCGGTTAAATTATTACAACATTCAGGTTTAAAATTCCAATTTTTAACTTTAGTCCAATCATCATTTATATTATTTAATTTATTATTTAAATTCACAAAACTTTCAACTGTATTATAAATAACTCCATCAAAATCTATAAAAATATTCAATTTATTCCACCCCCCCCTTTGAGTTTATTTACAATGTATGACTAAGCATGATTCTAAAGTAGCATAAAATTTATCTATAATACTTAATTCAACCTTAAATTCATATTTTGTCTCGTATGGTATGTTTAAATTGTTTATTTCTATTTTATCTATAATATCTTTATTTGAATTAATTTCATAGCAATGAACAATCATACTACTAAATGTTAATAAGGGAAGTTCTTCTTCTTGTATATTACTCTCTGGATAATATACTGCATTTTTATATTCCCCTAAAAATCTTATGTCCTTTAATAAAAATATTTCTCCTATAATTGGTTCTGGGTAATTTTTTATATAGATATCAACTTCCCCATAACTCATTTTATCAAACACCTACCTTCTTAAAAATATTTTCAATTAATTTAGTACTTTCTTCTATTTTAGAAATAAGAGAATCAATAGTACTTACTTTTGATTCTCTTACTCTTTTGTTAAAAAAACTTTTAATTGCATTTTCAATAGTTTGGTGATAACTTATATGTGACATACTTGTTTCAACTATTCCGTTATTATTACTTCTAATTATTTCTTTAGATATAATATACCCGTATTTATCAGAAGTTAAATATATATCTTTTTCTAATAGAATTTTCATTTCTTATCCCCCCCCTTAAAATCCAGTACTTCCAAATCCCCCCCTTCCAATTTCTTCACTTAAATCACTTTCTATAAACTTAATATCCGGCATAGTTTTTTTTATTTCAAACTGACATAATCTAGTATATTTAGGTATTTTTATTTTTCGAAATTCCATTAAATTAACTCCGTTTGTAAAATCTTCTCTATTCAATGGTAATCCTACTATATTTAAAAAAGCACTTTTTATATCTTCTTGAGTTAATGGAGCAAATACAGGTAGTTTCCAAATATCTTCTGCTGAAGAATAACTATTATCAATTACACCATAGTGATTACACTGAATCAATCCAAACTTTTTAAATGTACTAGATCTAGGAACTATGTTAGCTTGATAACTCTCTGGAAGTTTCATACTAACCCCCAAATTCAATAAATAAAATTTACCAACCTCTAGCTCATAATCTTCGGCAGTATATAAGTCTATCATTGCTGACTTATCTATACCACCTATATTCTCTAATTTTGGCATATCTTTATTATGATATAAAATCTTAATTTCCTCCAATTTAGTCCTCCTTTTTTTTATTTATTTTGATTTAAATATTAATATTATTTAAATCAATATTTTCCCAATCATACCATCTTCCAGTATCACTTTGAGTAATATCAATTTCCATTCTTACACCTTTAAAGTCCACTTCAAAACTTTCTTTTAATAATTTACTAACCAATTTACTTTCTACGTTTTTATTCACACTAAAGTAACAGGCATCATAAATTGTACTTAATAGTTTAATATCTAAATTTAATTCTTTTACTTTTTCAAAGAATTTAAGCATACCTTCGTATAATAAAAAAGCATTTGCACTTTGTATTTTATAGTTTATTGCAAATCTAAGGGAAGCTAAGGCATGATAATCTCTTTTAGTTTTTCTTACTTTAGTCTTAAATCTATTAAATCCTTTAGTATTTGGTAGATAAACTCTTTGACCCATAAAATTTTCAACATAACCATGTTCACATACAAAATCTTTAGTAGATTCAATATAATTATCTATACCTTTATTTTTTTTAAGGAAAGATTTTATTATTTCTTTAGCTTCTTTTTTACTTACATCAAGGGTTTTACTTAAACCAAATTCTGTAGTACCATATAGTAAAGAAAATCCTAATGCTTTTGCGTAATATCTCCACGTCTGTTTGTAATTTTCTTTTATATATTCTAATTTATCATTATAGCTTAATCCTTCAGGTAAATCCATTTTATCTTCAAAGGCAAGAGCATTAACACTATGAAAATCTAATTCATTTTCTATAATATTAAAATAGTTTTCTTCCCCCGAAATAGCAGTAGCAATATACATTTCACTAGATTTATAGTCAAAACCTATTAGCTTCCTATCATCTTCAACTATATAACATTTTTTTACCTTTTTTAATTCACCTCTAGATGGTACTTGACTTTGGTTAGGTTCTGTAGTTGCTGTTCTTGATGATATAGTTCCACAATGGTTAAAGTTAGAATGAACATAAGGGTGTTCATCAGTAGTAAAATTTATTAAACCATTGCCTCTCTTCGATTCTGTTCCAAGAAATGTAGAGAGTCCTTTTTCATATTTTAAAGCTTCTAATAATTTTAACATAAAAGGGTGTCCACTTTCTCCAAATTTAGATATAACTTCTTCATCAGTAGATGGTTCTCCTTTTTCAGTTTTCTTTATAACCTCTAAATTTAGAACATCGTAAAATAAAACTTTCAGGTGTGCATTAGAATTAAAATTAAAATAGTTTTCTTTCCATATTTGTCTACATCTTGATAAAGGAGCAATACTTTTTCTGTTTTTCTGCATTTTTATTAATGCTTTTCTTTTTATTATTTTTTCACTTTGTTTTATTTCTTTCATTTGTTTTATTTCTGAAAATATAATATCTCTTTTTTCTCTCCATTCGGAATCTAATTCTTTAATCATTTCTCTATCAATCTTAAATCCATTAGTTTTTGCATCAATATATAAGTAAGTTACTTTGTGTTTGATATCTAATAATTTTTGTAGTTTATCCCAACCCCCCTCTATAAATCTTATTTTATCTTTTTCAAATAGATTATATAAATATATTGTTGCTATACCATCCATAAGAGCGTAAGGACATAATATATCATCATCTATCATAGCATACGAGAAATCAGACTTTTTTATTTTATTTAATTTACAATAATGTGTTTTGTAATCTTCTAATTCTTCTTCATAGTTTCCGTAAGGTGTCATATCTCTTGTTAAATCTTTTAGACCTATTCCTTTATCATAATATATTCTATTAGTATATAAACAGTAAGTGTAAATCATAGTATCTTTATCGATATTTAATGTAATTTTATATCTTATTTTTATAAAACTAATATCGAAAAACATATTGTGTGCTACTTTATTATTAGGTATTTTATTTATTTCGGTTATTAAATCTACAATTTCATTATCATCCCACGTTCTTGTATTTATATACACTGATTTTTTTAAATTAACTGTAATAACTATTCCAAGCATATCATTATTAACAGCATCAAAACCACTGGTTTCTATATCTATTACAATACTATTTTTTATATTTTCTTTGATCTGTTTTATCCACTTCTTTGCTATTTTAAGATTATTAGTAGTATAAAATTCCAAATTGTGTTCTTTATGCAATTCTTTTATTATCCCATTTAAATCCTCATTATTTAATTTTGGCACATTAAATTCACAACCTTTCTAAAATAAATTTTCACTCACTTTAATATTCTCTTCTTCAATTTCATTCTTATTATTCAAATATTCATTCCAATATTTACATTCATGTGAAACTGAACATAGATTATTACAGAAAAACTCACTATTTTTATCAATTTCTTTAGGTTTCCATTCAATTTCATTTTCAATTTCTTGTACAGAATTATAAATCCAATTTAACAATTCTTTTTCATCTTCTTCGTTGTAGTCCACATATAAAATATAAGGTTTTATTTCAAAATTTTCTTTAACTTGTATTGGTATTTCATTTTTAATTATAGCATTTAAAATAATTTCATTTGTTTCAAGTTCAGATAATCCTAAATTTAGTAAATCTTTCTCTATTTTATCTTGTAACTCTACTACTAATTTACATCTTTCTACTACTTTAGATCTTCCCTTATTATTATGTCTTACTACTACATATTTCAACATATCATAAGAAATTTTAACATCATTTATTTTTTTATAATTTTGTTTTAATGTCATGGCATATAAAATTAATTGTTTAGATTTTTCTTTTAAATCATTTTTCGAAAATTTACTAGATGTTTTATAATCCCTAATTTCAGTAACATCATCTTCATATCTTATAACTAGATCTAAAAACATAATTAATACAATTTCACCTAGATTTAAAAATTCTTTTAGCTCAATTTTGTAATCTTTACATTTTACTTTTTCATAGTTATCAAGATAATGTATTATATTTTTTACATAATTATTTTCCATTTGTTCTGTAGGAAATTGTACTATCATCTTCATTTCATCTAGTTCTTTTAAAAATCTTTTTTTTGCATCTTCTATATTAATTTTATTTTGCTGTAGATCTTCTAATAAGTTGTGTACATTACCTCCAGTTATTCCCCATATGTTATTTTTAGTCTTAACTTTTTTTATTCTTTGTAAATAATAAGCATATTTACATTCTTTTAAACTACTTAGTTTTGAATAAGAATATATTTTCTTATTCTTATATTTATTTGGAATTGATAAATCATTTGCCATAGTGACTTAGCAAGGAATACTTTAATTCCCTTGCGTCCCCCCTTTCCTTTTATTTTAATTTTTTGAAGAAATAAAATCAGCTTCCCAAACTTCAAATTCAACATTAGAATCCGAATACATATCTAATTTATTAAATTCCAAATAAGCATCCTCCATACTATCATATATTTTGTTTTCATATACCATATCATATATATGACCATTGTAAAACTTTACAATATAAAAAACTTTCATTTTACCACCACCTTATTTTAAATTATTAATCAATTATAAATTATTGCATCATCAATATACTTCATATAATTTAAATTATCATAGTCAAATATATTATCTTTATCCTTAATTTCTGAGTATAAGTTTAAGTTAATATATTTTATTATTGGAGAGTAAAAACAATTATTTGATTTTAAAATTGATAATCTATTTTTAATACTTTTTTCTAATTCTTTTTCTATATCACCATTAGATTCTATTATATTTCTCTTATCAAGACCTTTATCAAACATAACAATTATTTCACTTGGGCATAATTCATATAAAAGTTCTTTATGATATTTACTAATAGAATTCCCACCCAAAGCTACTACATTTTTTATACCTTTAGTAAATGCTTTTAAAACTGATTTTTCACTTTCAATTACAATAACCCTATTATTTATTAAATTATTGTAATTTATGTCAACACCAAATAAATATTTACTTTTATTGTAGGTTAAAATTGGTAAATATTTAGGTATATCTTCAGAATTTTCTTTATTATATCTTCCAATAGCACCTATAAGTTTTCCATTTTTATAACAAGGTATTATAACTCTATTGGTAACAGAATCATAACGAATATTAAATTTTCTTTGTGTTTCAATAGATATACCATCTCTTAAAAACATTTTAGATATTATTTCAGGATAAGATGTTATATTTTCTTCTGAATAAATTTTTAATTCTGTAGTGTTTTTTTTAACTTTTTTAAAATATCCTCCATATACTTCTTCTACTTTTTGGGATTCAGAACCTAAGAAAAGAGATTTTTCAGCTAACATATTTATACATTTTCCTAAATTTATATTTAATTTATTCATTAAAAGAGAAAATATATCACCCTTTTCGTTGTATTTATAATCTTTATATTGTAAATTTGAAGAGTATAATCTTATATGATTAGATATATCGTCCTTACTTAAACTCATTCTCCATTGTGGAGATTTATTGTCAAAAAATTTAACATTGTAAAATAATTTTTCTAGTAAAACCTCAATGTAATCTGGGTTTTCTATTAAGTGATTTTTTAACTTTTTCATATTCATAGAATACACCAACTTATTATTATTGTCTATTTACATAAGATACGTTAGCAAAAGCTAATTCCCTCCATATATTATAATTTCCTATTTGTTTATAAACTATTACTTCCTTATCTTCTCCATTTCTATTTTTATCACAAAATAGTAAAAAATTTCTATTATCACGATCTAATTCTACTATTTCCTTAACTGCATGTTTTTTATCATCTTTCATATAATTTCCATTTGAATCTTTTTTAAAATTATATGGAGTAATATCATATTTTTCGTCCATATACTCATCATCCCATACATACCTCATTAATAATAGAAAATCAACTGTTTCTATTATTTGTTTTGAACCAGATAAACAACCTCTACTTAAATATCTAACATTCTCTTTATAAGACGCTATTTGTTGTGTCATTACAAATCCTATATCTAATTTTACTACTAATTCAGATATATTTTTTGAAAATTGAACCATTTCTCCAATATATGCCCTATCCGACATATCATCGGCTTTAAACACATCATAGAAAAAAAATTTAACTCCTTCTCTAGATAGTTTTTTTAAAATTTTAAAAGTTTCTTCATTTTTTTGTGAGTTCATTCTTACAAATTTTAAATAAGGTTTATAATTTATATTTATAAAATCTTGTGCTTTCTTTAACATTTCCTTTTCTTCTTTATTAAAGTTACCTGCTTTTAGTCTTTTACGAGTTATTTTATAATAATGAAATTCATCATATAAAACACTACAAATGGTCATATCTAGAAATTTATTTATTAACATTTCATTACTAATTAAACAACATTCTATTTTCTGTTTAACTAGGGGTAAAATAAATCCATATGTCATTAAACTACTTTTACCAGCACCACTAATTCCAGCTATAACTCCAACTTCTTTAGTTCTTAATCCTGCTAAGAGGTAATTTAATCTTGGTGAAATCTGTGCAATACTAGCTCCAATACCAATTCCAGAATCTAATAGATCAAGATATTTTTCAGTCAGTTCAAAATTTTCAATTTTAGAGCTTTTTTCTACTTTTATAAACACATCGTTTAATTGGTGTTCGTAAAAGTCATATATATCATTAGAAGACATCTCTAAAAACTTTTTATCTGAAACATCAAATCCAATACTTTTTAATTTCTTTAGAACGTTATTTTTTAAAAGGTCGTCTTTATATTTTTCGAAATTCTTTATGTTTACTATTAATTTTATTTCTTCTATGGTATTATATCCTCCGTATTTATCAAATAATTCTTTAGTAGCAGGCTTATCCGATAAATAGTTTTCTAGTGACACTTCATCTATACTTTCATATCTCTGTTTTATCATGTTAACTAATATACTATAATATAATTTAGACTCCTTTAGTTCAAAATCATCCAATGTAATAGTATTTTCTACTTCATCAAATAGTTCTAAGTCTTTATAGATAGAAAATATAAAATTACTTTCAACAATTTTTAGATCCAATTTGTAATATCCCTCCTCTCATATTTAAAGGAACTTTTATTTATTTTATTTTCAATTTCATCATCAATTTCTATTTTAGTTTTTTTATTTTCAATTTTATTATTTTTTAGAAATACTTCTTTACTTTCAAGAAGTTTATTTTCAATTACAGTAACCAGATATGGTTCTCCTTTTATTTTTACATTAGAAAGCAATTCAAAGTTATGTTTTAGTGTAAATTCAATTTCTTGATATATATAGTTATCTTCTAACCATATTTTTAATTTGTTCTTAATAATTCTACTAAGTTGTGAATATTTGTTTTTATTTAAAATTCTATTAAATAAAAGTATTACATTTTCTTCTGCTAATTTTTCTTGAACATAAAAATTATATTCTTTTTCAGATTTAAAATAAAAAGGATTCTTATAACCTTCAACTATAACTGAAAAAGATTCACTTTTATTTATTTTTTCACCTGTAATTTTACATTTAACTTTAGCCATTAAACACACCCATTCCTTATAATTATGGGGGTATTAACCCCCTACCACTCAATATAAACTTCTATACCACCTATTTCACTAACAGTATATCCTAATTCCATTAATAAAGAGGTTAAATCATAATCATATTCAGAAGATGGTACAATTAGATTACATTGCCCCATTTCAGCCTGTTTTTTAATCCTCGCAAAAATATTCATATTAGAATTTGTAATTTGTAAAGCATCACTTGCACTTATTTCCTCTATCTCATTTACAACTTTTAACATACTTATTCACTCTCCTTAATTAAATTTAAAATATTAACTATAACTTCATAATCTTCATTTTCTAATAGATCAAAATTTTTACAATCAATTTTCTTCATAGCTTCTATTACAGACTGCTTCTTTTCATCCTCTGCTTGAGAAAACAAATCTCGAATCTCTTGTATTATTTCTGATTTATCTCCAAGTCTTTCAAATTCTTTCTGTTTTTTAATTTCTTCTATATTTTGTTTTACTTTATTCTCAAACTCTTTCTTTTGTTCCTTTTCAGCTTGTTTAAAAGTTTTTCCGATTGGTCTTTTATTAAAGGCTTTTTCAATTGCATCTGTAATAGCTTTTATAAACTCATTAGTATCAAACGGAATTTCATTTATTATATCAGCAAATCTAGATTTAGATTCTATTGTATAATTATCGTCTCTAAAAGTTATTACTCTTTTTTCATTCTTAGTATTGTTTATGGTAATATCTTTTCCAACAATATTTTGACCTATAACTTCAGTATTAACATCTCTTTTTATAATTCCTAAGCCTAATACATCAAGTTTAGTTTTAATATCTTCAAATAATCTATTAGAACATTTTGCAGTAATAACATCATAGTCTATCATAGATACTGGGTCTGTTTGTGTTTTCCTTTTTACGTGCCCAACTATTATTACAGTAACACCTACACTTTTTAGTTTATCTATAGATTCTAAGATTAATTCACTTAACATATCTCTAGGTCTGTTAAATCCTCCAAAAGCTTTGTTAAAAGAAGATATTTTAGTTTTATGCTGTTTATTATGTAGTCTAATAACTTCTTTTTCTCCTAATTTTTCTAATTCATCTAAAGTATCTAATAAAACTACCCTTAAATCTTTATAATCAGTTCCTTTATTATCTAATATATCATTTATAATATCATTAAATGTAACCCAATCTGGAACATCTTCTGACATAGCTCCCTGTATTGCATCTACCCCTTTTTCACGTCCTATATTGAAATGTAGATATCCATCTTCACCCACTAATTTTTCACACATTTCAATTAGTAAAGTAGTTTTACCTATTCCTCCAAGCCCAAACAATCCTATATTATAAGCTAAAGGGTCTACTTTAACAATATTTTTTTTACCATATTTTCTTGCCATTTTATCCCTCCTTAGGTTTATTTACACCCACTATTTTGAACAATGGGTATAAATTATTATTTTAAAATAAGTCGTCATCATCTACGTCTTCCATTTTACTACTCATTTCCTCTTTGACTTCTTCCTTAACCTCTTCTACAGTTAAATCAATTAAATCATCTTCAACTAATTCTGTTTTTATTAGTCCTTCATCATATTTAGAATGAAAAGTCTTTAATTGTATTTCTTCTGTAAATTCTCCGTATCCTTGCTTACTTTTAACAATTTCCTCAAATGTAGTATCTCCACTTTCAATCCTACTTTTTTCCCATGTAGTAAGATCTTCATATTTTATATCTTCTTTTTCTGCTCCCCTTATAAATTCACAATTCATTCCAATTTCATATATTCCCTTTTTAACAACTAAATTTTCTACTCTGAATTTTAGTTGTTTCATATGATCTGGGTTATTAAAATCAAATTTGTCTTTTAATTTTATACAAGTTTGAACTGGAATATAAAGATAAGGAACTTCTTCTCTAGTACTTTTATCAGAATTATATTCTTCAATATAAGTATTAAATACTATTACTCTTTCTTTTTCAACTAATGAATAATTTATATCTTTTCCTTTTTTATAATCTTCTGATATAGTATCAGGAGTTATGAATAAAGCTAGTTGACCAGTAAATCCTTCTTTAACATCATCTTTTAATTCTGTGTATATATTATTCATATAGTATTTTGTGTATATTTTACTATTATATACGTCAAATTTAACTTGTCCAGTTACTATTATAGGTTTTCCCTCTAGTTCTAAAATGTTCTCTTCAATAAAATTAATAGCATCATATTCTGTTATAAATACATTATCTCCAATTTTAATTTTTTTAAAGTTGGCTACTTCTTCAATTACTTTTGGATCTAGTCTTTTTGAATATGGTATTTCTAATTTTACAATTTTACCATCTTCATTTTTAGTCTTACTAAAAGTTTTTATAGGTTTTGTTTTATCTTCACCGCCAAATAATAGTACTCTTTGTGTTCCAGTTTCAGTAACTATATTGAATGCAATTTCCTTTCCCTTCCATGAAGGGTTGTTTTTACTTTCAATTTCTCTTATTCCGTCTTTAATACTCTTAAATTTCCCTACAAACTTAAAATTATTACTAATTTTTGCCATTTTATACCTCCTATTTTTTATTTAACTATAAACATAGTTAAAATTATTAACTTATTATAATTATACCATAAGTATAATACATTTTCTAGTTTTTGTCAACCCTTATTATATATTTTTCTAAAAATATTTTTCCAAGTGCTATAGAATCTGCCACGTCAAAAGCTGGTGGTTCTCTTAAATCTCTAGGATAATCACTAAATTCATCCTCCAATTTCAAATTAAAATCTCTATTTACACAATCTAAGGTTTTCTTTTTACTAACTATTCTACTATTTTTACCCTTATATTTACTATTTCTATTAATATCATATGCACTTTTCCACTCCATAACACTAACTACTCCAACATCAATATCATTTTCATATAACCAATCTAATATTATTCCTTGAGCTTTAGACAATACAGCTAAACTAATTTTAGTTTTGTAAATAATGTCCTCTATACAGACGACATTTATATCATTTTCATTAATTACGTTTATTATTTTATGTTTCATAGAATTTAATCTATCTGTAACATACTTTTTCTTAGGCTCATATAAATAACCATATTTAACTAATTTTTTCTCTCCAAATATTGAATACCCAGTTGAATGAGAGCTAACATCTAAAGATAATAATTTTATTTTTCCTGAAATTTTAACACATTTTTTATATTCTCTTTTCTTATTTAAAATTTCCTTTTTTAAATTTCTATTATGTTTAATAGTATTATTCTTTTGTTTGTCAATATCAATAACCTTATTTTCCAATATAGTTTTTATAGGAGCTTCTATAATATTTCCAGTGTCTTTAAATTTACACTTATAATATTCAACTTCAGTTTTGCCCCTAAATTCTATAAACTCAGTTACACGATATTTCCCCCACTTCTCCGACTCCCTATTATAAAATATTCTACTAATTAAATCTAAATGTTTAGGTTCTTTTTCCAAAATATCACTTCCCAATCCGATACTCTAATATTTCATAAATTTTTCTAGAGTTTTCAATACTTATTTTTTCTAAATAACCAATTTCTAGAGCATATCTAATATTTCTGCCCTTTACTTGTTCTAGGTGTTTTGAATCCAACATTTCTATCATAGCCCCTGTAAAATTATAAGTTATTAAATTTCTTATCATTTTTTTGAACTTTAGTGTTCCAGTAAAACCAACATTGTATGCTAATTTTATGAGATTCTTTTGTACTATTCCCGGCTTGCATCTAAACCATTCTAAGTTTAAGAACTTTTTAATTAATTCATTAACTTCGTTTATTAATAAATATTCCGCCTCCTGCTTAGACACTTCTACTATATCTAATAGTCTTTTAATATTTAATCTTTCTTTTTCATAGTCATATAAATTTCTTTTAGTTCCATATCCTATAGTATAATTTCCTAAAGAATCTAAATATAAAGTTGGTGAAAAGCCCTCTTCTTCTTTCAGTTCTTTTATAATATCAATATAAATTTGATTATCTATATCAATACAAAGTTCAATTTCCATATTCATCATATTTAACACCACCTTTCTTAATTAAAAATATTCAGTTTCAAAACCAACAGTATCAAACATATTTCTTTTTTTAATAAAAAATTCAGAAACATCATTCATTAATATTCCATCTATTAAACTAAGCTGAAACTCTGCACGGATAAATCCGGCAGCTACCTTGCTCAGCCTTTCTGTGTCCATTAATAAATGTTAATATTGATCCTACAAAATGACCGTTACTAAAAACATATAAAAATGTCTTTTTACTCATTCATCCTATCCAATTTCACCTAAGCTACTTTTGTTTGATATAATAGTCCAGAGTCGTAAATTCCCGCCAAACGTTGCGGTACAT